TTGGGCTTGCAGACCCATGTTTTCCGCCGTGGCGCCACCTATGTCTGGCGCCGCCGCCTGCCCGTCTCGCTGGGCGGCGCGCTGATGCAGGTCAGCCTGCGCACCCGCGATCCCTTGATTGCCCGTCGCCTCGCCTTAATCTTGGGGGCAGAGGGTTGCAGGGTGATCGACCAGATGACGCAGGGCAAACTGACCAGGGACGAGGCCCGCAGCCTGTTGCAGGCCTCGATCCAGCGCACCCTGGAGCAGGTCGAAGCCGCCCGCGCCAATATCCCGGACCGTCCCGCCCCCGGTGCCTGGCAGCGCGCGCTGAGCGACGACTGGGCCATGGGCAAGGCCTGCGAGCTGGTGGGCCATCGCGGCGCGGCGGCGGCGCCCGTCGCCGAGGACGATCGCGCGGCGATGCGCGATGCGGGCCGCAGTGCACAAGAGATTGCGGCGGTCGTGGACAATGTCGAACTGTTGGCCCAGGCCTTTGCCTGCGATCCGAAGCTGGGCCAGAACGGGCCCGGCTTTGACCTGATGCGCCAGACGCTGAACCGCGAGGCCTTCAGCCAGGGTGAGATCAACCATGGCCGCCAGATCGTCCAGCGCGGGCGCGGCGCGGCATATCAGATCGCCAGCCTTGGCCATCTCAACGACATTGCCAGCGCCGCCGCCGACGCTCTGGATCTGGCCGAGGGGCGGAGCCCTGAGCAAACGTCCATTCAGCCGCCGGTCCTGCCCGCGCCTGCGCCGGAACCGCCCTTGGTCGCACCATCCGAGCCCGCGCCGCTCTACGATCCGGCGATTCAGGCCGTGGCCGACCGCCTGATGGCGCAGAAGAAGCGCCAGAAAATGTCGGCGCAGATGATCGACCAGATGCGCAAGGTCTATGACCTGTTAATCGAGGCAACCGAGGTGACCGATATCCGGCATCTGCGGCAAGAACATCTCGCACGATTCATCGACGTGCTGAACCAGCTTCCCAAGACCTATCGCAAGTCGCCCAAGGACCGGCTGCGGACGCTGGCGCAGATCCTTGAGGCTGCGAAAGGCAAGCCGGTCGGGCTATCGGCCACCACCATCAACCGCAACATCGACTACATCGGCCAGTTGCTGACCAAGGCGCGCGGCGAGGGATTCTCCTCGGTCCTGATGCTCGACCTGGGCAGCCTGCGCGAGCGCAAGAACCGCCGCGACCGCGACGACCGCCCGGCATTCACGCCCGAGGATGTGCAAATCCTTTTCCGGCATCCGATCTGGCAGGGCTGGAAAAGCAAGCGGCATTGGCAGGAGCCGGGTTCGACCATCATCCGCGACGGGCTGTTCTGGGTGCCGCTGATCGCCGCGCTGACCGGCGCCCGCCGGGCCGAGATCGCCGGGCTGAAGGCCGAGGATCTTGAGGTGATCGACGGCATCCCCGTGATGCATTTCCGGCCGAATGCAAACAGGGGGCTGAAGAACCTGGTCTCGGAGCGGACTTTGCCGCTGCATCCGCAGCTGGTCGAACTGGGGCTGATGCAGCATGCGCGGGCCGCCCTGAAAGGACCGCAGGGCGACATGTTCCCCGACCAGCGTCCCAGCTCCGGCACGAAGTTCGGCGACCCGCTGGACTATCGCTTCCGGCTCCTGGTGCAGCGGCAGCTTGCCGGCAACCCCGAGGGCAAGGTGCTGCACAGCTTTCGGCACTATGTCGCGACCCAACTGGGCCGGATCGACGGCTTGCGCGAGCAGGTGCGCAAGGACATCCTTGGCCATGCGGGCGACTCGATCTCCGCCGAGCGCTATAGCGAGACGACCCCTCTGGCCGCCAAGCTGGCCGCGCTTCGTCAGCTGCCCTCTCTGCCCGTGGCAGATCTTCCGGCAGCTGAACCTGTGCGGGCTGTGGCCCGCAAGACCCGCAAGGACGGGCATCGCCCGTCCGCGCAGTTGCCCGTAGGGCGACGGAGCGCCTCCCCGGCGTAAGGGGCAGACCATCGAGGTAGCTTTAGCTACCTATAGTCTGTCACTATGGGTAGGTCGGCGGTGCCGGAATACCCCTCTCGCGCAGCGCCAAACTGCCGCCTTTGAGCGGACCTGCCAACCGCTTTCAGACGGCCGCCCGCATCCCCACGATGCGGCCTCAAAGGGTCGTGCGGCTGCTCCATGGCGACTATATCACTGAAGCACCGACATAAATCGTAATTCGGTGCTCCGACAGCTTTAGGTGTTTTCGCGGGGGGAAGATAAATGGACGGCCATGATCCACAAACGGAGCCGAATCATGGCCTATCAGTTCATCCATATCGAGACCTACTCAAAGAAGCCAAAACGGGTAAAGGGTGCGCCCGACCAGTTCAACAGCATCGACCAGGTTCTGGGCGAGGCCGCGCGTGACGGCCGCTGGACCGGATGTATCCGATCGTCATTTTCGACGCTTAGCGCGTGAAGATCCGCGACGCCGACAGTCGGATGGTCAAAAACAAGGCCGTTTACATCGCCTTGGGCGTCACCCGGGATGGCGAACGCGAGGTTCTGGGCCTCTGGATCGCCGACAACGAAGGCGCCAAGTTCTGGCTGTCGGTGATGAACGAGCTGCGCAACAGGGGAGTCCAGGACATCCTGATCGCCGTCGTGGACGGGCTGAAGGGCTTCCCCGAGGCGATCACCGCGGCCTTCCCCGAGACCATGGTCCAGACCTGCATCGTGGGGTCGTTGAAAAAGTTGCTTCTGTGGCGACTGAATACAGATCGGGGCGTTCACCTCCGAAGCCCGCGTTTTTCGGATCCTAAGAGCCGAGAGGCGCCCGCAGGGTCGATTTGGCGCGGCGTATGCCGTCAAGTCGGCATAAATCAACAAGATCAAGGCAACTGCGAGCCGTTTGAGATTGATGGCGGCAGCCGTCAGGAAAGCCTGGATGCGGATATTGTCGAGCCCGCGCCGGACGGCGCGGGCAAGGCCATGCCAAGTCTTGGCTTCGCCATGGACGCCCTCAACCCGCCAGCGGTGGCGCTGATAGAGGCGTTCTTCGCGGTCGCCCCACCGAATCCGCCTGCGCCGCGCCCGGAGCAGCGAAGGATGGTTGACATTGAACACAACGACGCGGGCGTGACGTGAAGGGCTGACACAGCGAGCCCGCAACGGGCAGCCGCCACAGTCCTTGGCGCGGGCATGAAAATACTGGAAAGCACCGCGCTGGAGCTTGCCTTTGGGCCGCAGGATCTTGCCTTGCGGACAGCGAGCAAGATTGTGCCGGGCATCGAACTTGAACCGGCGCGTAGGAATGACTTTGCCTGGAGCCTGTTCAGCCTTGGCGGGAACGATGGCTTCGATCTCGCGATCCTCAAGCACCCGGAACACCTTGGCGTAGGCATAGCCGGCATCCATCGTCGCGATGCTGATCGCCCGGCCGGTGGTCGTAGCCGCAGCATCGAGCCGTCCGGCGATCACCATACCCTCATTTTCCTCGCCGGTCGTGACCTCGACGTCGACAACGACACCTGCCACGTCATCGACGGCAGTATGCTGCTTGTAGGCCGGTTCGAGGCGGCGATTGCGGCCGTTCGTGGCCATCGTGGCGTCAGGGTCGGTCACGCAAACTTTCTTGAACCTGCCGGTCTGTCGGCTCTCGCGGAGCGTTTCATCGTTGGCATCGACAACCGCTTCTACGTGGCGGACGGCAAGCGAATCCCAGCTCACATGCGCGCGGATCAAGGAGGCGTCGAGATGGACAATCTCTCCGGTCGCGATCTTCGCGGTGACGCAGGCCTGAACCGTGCGTTCGAAGATCCGGCGAAAACGCTCGGCACCCCAGCGCTGGCGAATGCGCGTCAGCGACGAATGATCGGGCAGAGCCTCATGCAGCCCGTAACCAACAAACCAGCGGATCGCGATATTGACCGCCGCCTCACGCATCAGTCGCCGGTCATGGACAATGCCGAGCAGGAAACCTGCCAGCATCAAGCGAACTGCAACCTCGGGATCAATGCCCGGTCGGCCGTTGTCGGCGCAGTAGAGATCAGCAATATCGTCGCGAAGCCAGGTAAGGTCGAGAACAGCATCGACCCGAACCAGGACATGCTCGTCAGGAATAAGTTGGCGAAGCGATCCTGAAATGAACAGCTCCAGTTGATCCCGCTCCTTGCGACCCAGCATGCCCGCCTCCGCTACGATCTGAGGCCAGTGAATCATTCAAAGATAGCTTTTTCAACGACCCCATCGTTCACCTGATCCGGCATTCCATGAACTTCTGCAGCTGGAAGGACCGCAAGGCGGTGGCCGCCGATCTGCGCCCGATCTACGAAGCCCCGACCGCCGAGGAGGCTGCCCGCCAGTTGGAGGCATTCGAAGAAAAATGGGCTGGGAAATACCCCTCCATCGCCCCGGCCTGGCGTCGGGCCTGGGCCGAGGTCACTCCGTTCTATGCCTTCAGCGCCGCGATCCGGAAGATCATCTACACCACGAATGCCGTGGAATCGCTGAACCGGGTGCTACGGAAAACACTGAAAACCAAGGGCTCCTTCCCGACCGAAGAGGCCGCCACGAAGCTGATCTTCCTGGCCATCCGCAACTTCGAAAAGGGCGGCCGCGCCGTCCGGGAATGGGTTGCGGCTCGCAATCAGCTGGCCATAATGTTCGCCGGGCGCTTCGACGCCTGAACGTATCTGAAAACCGCATGGACCCGCTCAGATACACAGAGTTCCTGACACTCCCCTGAAAACCGCATGGGCCCGCTCAGATACACAGAGTTCCTGACACTCCCAAGGCTTCCGTTACGGGCTGAGCCGCCGGGACGCTTTCAGCCTGTTCCTTGAGGACGGCCGGGTGGGGATCGACACGGATGTTGTTGAACAGCCCCTTTCTCAGGTCTTGTTCGGTTTTGATGGTTTGTCCCTCCACGCTTCAACCATGCGGGCATAGGCCGCTTCTGCTTGTGCGACGAGTTCCATCTCCCGGTGACGGATTTCCTTGATCCAATAGTCGTGGCCCGGACCTGCTGGCCCATGAGCCCGCGGGGCCCCGGCGCGCAACTCAAGCTTCCGCATCTTCATCGCGACAAAGGCCGGGCGCGCCCATCGATAGGGGGCCTCCTTTGTCAGCAGTTGCCAGATCAGCGCTGCAATCTTGCGCGCGGTCGCGACGGCGGCGACGTTGTGCCCCTTGCGATCCTTGATCCGAAGAAAGAAGGCCCGCAACGGGCCTGGCACGGAAGCCGCCGACCAGGCGGCCTCTATCAGCATGGTGCGCCCGATCGTATTCCCCTGCTTTGAGATCCGACCATGGATGGCACCGCGATCGCCGGACTGTCGGATCCGGGGTGTCAGCCCGAAATAGCTTGCGAGACGATCCGGTGCGGAAAAGCGGGAGATGTCGCCGATCGCGGCGATAACCGCAGTGGCGACCGCGACATTGATCCCGGCGATGCTCATCAACTTGCGCATTCGGCTGTCGTCGAGTGCAATTCCCGCCAATGTTTGGTCCAGTTTTGCCAGCTTACCCCCCAGCCAGTCCAACTCATCCAGATGCCGGATCAGCAGATCACGTTCTGCCTTCGGCAGCGGTGCCGAGGCCAGCCATCTCCTGCCGCCCTTGCCAAACAGGTGCCCGGTATATTTGGCGACAAGGTTCGCATGCAGAACAGCCTGAACCCGGCTCTTGACCCGGCGGATTGATCTCACCGCTGCGGCGCGTTCGGAAACGAGGCGCCGCAGGTTCAGCGTCTGATCATCTGCGGCCCAGACTTCTGGCAGGAACCCTGCGGCATGAAGTTGCGCCAGAATTTTGGCGTCCACCTTGTCGGTCTTCACCCGTGCATGGGCGATGGCCTTCACCTGCAGCGGGTTCGCGATGACGACCCGCGCCACGAAAGGTGTCAGAAGTCTGACGATGGCCGCGGTATTGCCGGTCGCTTCCAGAACGACCTCGTCATCTGAACGTAGGGCCTGCCCGAAGGCCACCACCGCTTCATGATCAAGATCGATCCTGATCTCTGTCGTCTTTCCTCCCTCAAGGATCGCGACCTGCGCGAAGCTTCGGTGGACATCCATTCCAATGGATCGCATGCAAAATCCTCCCTGTTGCCGATGGGGAGTGCGCGGGCTGTGCGACATCTACGGATACGCGCTCGCAGCGCAGACGGGATAGTCGCAGGGGCGGCCAGATAACAACGCGAGCTCGCAGCTCATAGTCAATTCGGCCTGCCCGCTTCTTCGCACTCCGACGCCCCTGTCCCGACACGGCAACTCTACCATGACCAGGTCAGAATCGTGTGCCATTCGAAGGGCGCCGATAACAGCATGCCCGATAACAATCCTGCCGAGCGCGCGCTGCGCCCGATCGGTGTCGGGCGCCGCAACTGGCTCTTCGCCGGGGCCGATACCGGAGCCGAAACGCTGGCCCGCGCCATGACGCTCATTGAAACCGCCAAGATGAACGGCCTGGACCCCCAAGCCTATCTGGCCGACATCCTGGCCCGCATCCACGATCACAAGATCAACCGCCTCGACGAACTGCTGCCCTGGAACTGGGTGCCGACGACCGAAACCTTACCCGAGGCCGCCTGATGGCAACCGTCACCCATGTCTGCACTCTCGACTACGTTGCCAGGATGCTGGGCGAAGACCCCGAGCTTCTCGAAGCCATCGTCTACAATGACGACAACCTGAGCTACGGCGCGATCATCAGCGTCTACACCGACTCAGATGAAACCATCACCGCCCTGACCGATGACGGCATCGATGAACTGAAAGACATGCTCAGGGATGCGCGCATCACCACCGAAACCTGGCACGCGTTCCTCGACGACTTTGTCGGTGACGCGGAACTCGTCGCCCGCATCAAAGCCCAATTGCCGCGGTAAGGTAATCCTCCTCGTTTTAACGGGGCGCGACCGTAGAACTCACGCGGCCATTTTCAGCTTCATGGCGGGTGTGACGCCGCCGATGCCCATGTTCGGGCGTTCGTTGTTGTAGGTCCATAGCCATTCGGTGGCGATCTGCTGCACCTCCTCGATGGTTTCAAAGATGTAGAGGTCGAGCCATTCGTGCCGAACCGTCCGGTTGTAGCGCTCGACATAGGCGTTCTGCTGCGGCTTTCCGGGCTGGATGTAGGTCAGGGCGATGCCCTGCTTCTCGGCCCAGATTGTCAGCGTGGCACTGACGTATTCCGGGCCGTTATCGACCCGGATCGCCAGCGGTTTGCCGCGCCATTCAATGATCTGGTTCAGGGCTCGGACGACCCGCTCGGCGGGCAGCGAAAAATCGACCTCGATACCCAGCCCCTCGCGGTTGAAGTCGTCCAGCACATTCAGCAGCCGGAACTGCCGCCCGTCGGCCAGCCGATCGGCCATGAAATCCATCGACCAGACCAGGTTCGGGGCTTCTGGAACTGCCAGTTCATCGGGCTTCTCCCGCTTCAGCCTGCGCCGCAGCTTGATCCGCAGGTTCAGCTCCAACTCGCAGTAGATCCGGTGGACCCGCTTGTGGTTCCAGACATGTCCTTTGACGTTCCGCAGGTGTAGGAAACACAGGCCGAAACCCCAGGTCTTGTGGACATTCGTCAGCCCGACCAGCAGATCGGCAATCATCTCGTTCTCGTCGTCACGCTTCGGACTATAGCGAAAGCAGGTCTCGCTGACGCCGAACGCCCGGCAGGCCAGCGCGATGCTAACCCCCTTCGTCGCCACCGCCTTCTCGGCCAGCTCCCGGCGCTGAGCTGGACGCGTCACTTTTTTCCCAGAGCCTCTCGAAGCAGATCGGCCTGCATGCTGAGATCGGCGAACATGCGCTTCAGTCGCCTGTTCTCATCCTCGAGGGCCTTCATCTGGCTCATCATGGATGCATCCATGCCGCCAAATTTCGCGCGCCATTTGTAAAACGTCGCGCTGCTGATCCCATGCTCGCGGCAAAGCTCGGAAACGGGCAGCCCGCCCTCCGCCTGGCGCAGCACGCTCATGATCTGGGCTTCAGTGAAACGGCTCTTCTTCATCGGAATCTCCTCGTCCATCTTGCCGAGAAAACTCTACCTTCGCATCCCATTAACCACGGGGAGGATTACCCTCGTAGCCGGTGTCGACGGCGAGCCGCGCGATCCTGAGATGCGCGCCGCGCTCGTGCGGCCAGCTTCGATCCAGCAGCGCGGTCAGTTCCGACCAGGCGTCATGCCGATCAGGACCGCCTTCGATCACGACATGATCAACCAGCCAGCTTTCCAGCCCGCGGCCCCAGTCCCAGACATCGACCTCGATCCGGTCCTTCTGCACGTCGGCACCGGCGGTCAGGAACAGCCCGCCTGCCGGCACGGTGCCAGATGTCCAGCGCTCGCGGCGGTCGTAGAGCCGCTGCCAGTCGGGCGCTTCCCCCGTTTCGACCCAGGTCTCGCCGAGGATGGTGTTGCGGAACGCCTTGATCGCCTGGTCCGACCCCTGTGCCGCGTCCCATGCCCGCACGATCCGCTCCCAGCTCAGCCAGCCGATCGGCGAATAAAGCGCCGAGAGGTGATACCCGACCGTGGTCGGATCGGTGGCCGTGGCTGTCGCCCGCCATTCGCCGCCCTCCAGCATCGCCGTCTTGTGGTGTTCCGCGATGGGCGTCTCGCAGCCCTCGCAGTGATACTCCGCCGTCTCCGGGCGGCCCTTCTGCCAGCGCAGCCGGTCGAACTTCAGCCACTGCATCGCCCCGCAATGCGGACACGGCACGAAGAACCGCCGCTGGTCGCTGGCCTCGAACTCCCGCTCGATCCGGCTCAGCCCCCGAATGGCGGGCGTCGAGACCAGCAGAACCTTGCGCCGATGGGCGAAGGTCAGCGACCACGCCTCGGCCAGCGTGACCGGATCGCCTTCCTCGTCGGCCGAGGCCGGATAGGCATCGACCTCGTCGAGGAAGATGTAACGCGCCGGGGTGGACCGCAGCCCGACGGCCGAGTTCGCGCCCGTCATGATCAGGATGCCGCCCGCGAACTCCTTGGACAGCATCGTGTTGCCGGCGTCACGGGAACGGGCCGGTTTGACCTTCTCCCGCAGCTCCGGGCTTTCGTCGATCAGCGGATCGATCCGCTGGCGCGAGTTGCGCTTGGCCAGTTTCACCGTCGGCTGGACCGCCAGCATAGGCCCCGGCGCCTGGTGGATCGCGAACCCGATCCAGTTGTTGCCCGCCTCGGTCGCGCCGACCTGCGCGGCCTTCATGAACACGATCCGCTGCGTAGGATCGCCCGGCGAGAGCCGGTCCATGATTTCGCGCATGTAGGGCGTGCGCACCGTGCGATACCGCCCCGGTTCGGCCGAGGCGCGGCCCGAGAGCATCCGGTGCCGGTCCGCCCATTCCGAGACGGTCAGGTCCGGGTCGGGCCGCAGCCCGCTGCCCCAGGCGCGCAGGATCTCGCCCGCGCCGTCGAAGTCCGTCAGTGCTTCATCATCACCGAAAGTCGGGCCGGACCTCGGCAAGCTCGTCGAGGTGAGCACGGACATGTTTCTCCAGGACCTTCTGCATCGCGGCTGGCTCGACGCCCAGATCGGCCGCCATCAGCGCCGCCGCGCGCGCCGGCCAGTTCACCCACGCGTCCCGTTCCTCCCGCGCCAGCCGGAACACCAGCGCCAGCGCGCGGGCCCGCTCGATCAACTCCCCCTTCAGCTTCTGGAGCCGGATGCGACGCTCCTGCGCCTTCAGCACCTCGTTCGCCGTCTTCGCCTGCAGAAAGGTCGTGCCGCCCCCGACGGCCGGGACCGCCAGCCCCTGCTCGCGCAGCGTGTCGCCCACGGCGGCCACGGCAGCCTCGGGGACGGGTTTCAGCTTCGGCGCAGGCGGCTTGCGGGTCTTGGACGGGTCCGTCGTCTCGGCGCGCCGAGCGTCGCTGGCGGCCGCGTTGATGCTGCCATCGGGATAGAGGACCAGTCGCTCGGCGGTCTTCGCCTTCTGAATCACGCCCCGCGACAGCCCGACATGGGCGGCGTACTGGCGCTCGCTCATGCCCTGCATCGACGGCTCCGATTATCATTCAAGATCATGTTCTTATCTCGTTGATAAGCATCGCCGACAGAGCGAACGTGTCTCCAGAAGGACGATGCAACTCACCTCGGAGCCACCAGAATGACCCGCCGCGCCACTGACAATTCCAAGGCCCTCGACGCCTTCATTGCAGCGAAGTCCGAGATCGACGCGATGCTGCAGCGGCTCGCCGCCCTCAGCGCCGACCACTTCGAGACCAGCCCTGACGAGATCCATTGTGGGCACGTTGGCACTCTGAACCACTACCACGCCAAGCTGCGCGAGATCACCGATAGCGCCTTCAAGGAAGGCGAACACGCCATCTGACCATCAGTGACGTCGGAACTCCGCCGCGCGCCCAGCGCGGCTTGGGGTCGTAGAAGGGCTGCGACGGTCGCGGCCCCGAGAACGGAGACAACCCCATGACCCAGATCCAGCTGACCGACACCCAAGCCGTTATCCTCTCGGCGGCCTGCGCGCGCAACGATGGCGCTGTCTTTCCCGTCACCGCCAAGCTGAAGGGCGGCGCCGTCGGCAATGTCTGCAAGAGCCTCCTGAAGCTCGGGCTGATCGAGGAAATCGCCGCCACCGACCTCAACACCGTCTGGCGGCACGACGAGGAGCGCGGCCCGATCACCATGCGCGCGACGCCGCTGGCACAGACCACGCTCGGGATCACGGAGGCCGAAACGACCACGAAGGCAGCCGAAACCGTCACCGCACCGGTCCAGCGCCGGAAAGGCACCAAGCAGGAAGCCCTGATCGAGATGCTGCGCGCGCCGGGCGGCGTCACCATCGAGGAGATCGCCACCGCGCTCCAGTGGGCGGCCCACACGGTCCGAGGCGCCATGGCGGGCCCCCTGAAGAAGAAGCTCGGGCTCGAGGTGACCTCAGAGAAGGTCGAAGGACGCGGTCGGGTCTACACCCTGAAGTAGGTACCGCAACCCTCGACGCGCATCGAAAAAGGCGCTATATTCGCACCTAATTGGATGCGCGTGGGGAGGCCAGTCATGAACATCACCAAGGACATCAGCCCGCTGACCGAGTTCAAGCGGGATTCGGCGCGTCTGATCGCGCAGATCAAGGAGACCGGTCGGCCGCAGATCCTGACTGTGAACGGCAAGCCTTCCGTCGTCGTGATGGATGCCGCCGCGTGGCAAGAAATGCAGGACCAGCTCGACTATGCCGAAACCGTCGCGGGGATCCGCAAGGGTCTGACGCAGGCCCGTGCAGGTGAAGGCACCGATGCGGGCACGTTCTTCGACGGCCTTGCCCAGACGAAATGACGTCCCCTCTCCCGGTGATCATCACGCCGAACGCGGCGGATGATCTGACAGCGTCATGGACCTACCTGCGGGATCGCAACCCGAGGGCGGCGGATGAATGGCTGGCAGGCATCCGCGACACGATCCTCGCCCTCGGCGCGATGCCGGAAGCTCATCCGATTGCCCCCGAGTCGCGTGAATTCGATCTACCGATCCGCCGCGCGCTTTTTGGAAAGGCGACGCGCTGGCGGATCTACTATGCCGTCATCGACGGTGCGGTGCGGGTTCTGCATGTCCGTCATGGTCGCCGGAGCGATTGGCAACCCTGATCCCTTCAAACACCCGCCGCAGGATGTAGGACCGCGCGATGCTGACCACCGTGAACACCGCGCCCATCTTCAGGTTCTGGGCCAGCGTCGTGTGCAGCCCGAAGATAGGGAAGATCAGGATCTGCGTGACGACGGCGACGCCGTAGCCCACGATCACATTGGCCATGGACTCGACCAGCGACATGACGCGCGACTGCTTCATCCCGCTAGCTCATCCATCGGCCAGCAATTCAGGGCTTCGCCCAGCCTCTCGGTTCTCACTTGTGCGAAGGTGCGACCGTCGCCATCGAGGATCGCTTCCTTGCCGGTCTCGGCCTGCCAGCGCTCGACGGCGACGTCGACATAGGCGGGGCTGATCTCCATCGCGAAGACGCGGCGGCCATTGGCCTCGCCCGCCATGATCTGTGAGCCAGAGCCCGAGAACGGCTCGTAGCAGAGACCGCCCCGCGCAACATGTTGGCGCATCGGGATCCCGAAGGCGTCGAGCGGTTTCGGCGTCGGGTGGTCGGGGCGCTCGTCCTTGGCGAAGCTGGGCAGCGCCCATGTCGACGGCAGGGTTTCTTCTGCCACCTTGGGCGGGCGGTTCGGGCGGCGCCAGCCCATGAAACAGGGCTCGTGCTTCCAGAGGTAATGCGACCGGGTCAGAACCCCGCGGTCCTTCACCCAGATGATCTGCTGATGCACGAAGGCCCCGGCCTTTTCCCAGCAAGCCTCCAGCATCGCTTGGCGGCGGGAGGCGTGCCAGCAATACCAGGCGGCATCCTCGGCGATGGCCTCGGCCACGGCCGCCGCGATGAAACCGTCGTAGAGTTCCGCGCCCTGCGAACTGTCGTCCCACGTGGTGCCGTAAGACGCTGACCAGTCCTTGTTCCGGGTCGGATGGTTCGAGCCGTCGTAGTCCACCAGATACGGCGGGTCCGTCGCGAACAGGATTGCGCGCTCGCCATTCATCAGGCGGCGCACATCGGTAGCACTGGTGCTGTCGCCGCAAAGGAGGCGATGGTCGCCGAGGATCCAGAGATCGCCCGTGCGCGATGCCGGGTTGCGCGGCGGTTCGGGGATGGTCACCGGCGGCACGGAGCCCGCCGCGCCACCTTCTTCCCCGTCCCCCTCCGGCACGAAGGCCAGCAGCTTGTCGAGTTCGCCGTCGGAGAAACCGACCAGCGACAGGTCGAAATCCTCAGCCAGAAGGTCGTTCAGTTCCGCCGACAGAAGCGCCTCGTCCCAAATGCCCAGTTCGGTGAGCTTGTTGTCCGCGATCCGGTAGGCCCGCCGCTGTGCCTCCGTCAGATGCCCGAGCACGATCACCGGTGCTTCCGTCAGCCCCAGCTGCGTCGCTGCCAGCACCCGGCCATGGCCCGCGATCAACTCGCCGTCCTCCGCCACGAGGCAGGGCACGGTCCAGCCGAACTCGGCCATGCTGGCGGCGATCTTCGCGACCTGGTCCGCGCCATGCGCCTTCGCGTTCCTCGCGTAGGGCTGGAGGCGCGACAGCGGCCAGGTCTCGATCCGATCCGGGGCAAAGCTCAGCGTCATGGGCGGGTGGGTTCCGATATGATGGTGGATGCTGGCCGGATTCCGGATACCGGATGCCGCGCTGGAGTCCACTCGGGGTCCAGAGGCGTCCAGGGTATCCGGCCCAAGGGCCTGCGTTCATTGATTTTTCCGCGGGGTCAGATGGATCCGGCTTCCGGGTGGCTTCCCAAAAATCCGGCCCTGTCGCTAGCGATGTGCCGCGCTTCGCCCCCCAGCATACGAATATTGCCCGGAAGGAACCGCCAACTCGCCGGGGCTGGACCCCGACCGGACTCTCGCTGGATACCGGAAGCCAGTTGCCTCCTGCCCCGCGCGCTCCTCTCCCGAGCATATCAACTTTCTAGCCCGGGAGAGGGCTTTCTGTCCCTTCGAAAACTGTCCGGCGGACAATTTTCTATCTGGCGCGCAGGCTTACGCGCCACTGGCCAGCGCGATCACGCGCTGCTTCGACAAGTTGCGGTTGAACCGCCGCTTGTTGAGGGTGAGGGCGATCACGGCGAGGCCGAATTGCCAGTGCTGATGCGCGGCGGATCGGTGCAGCCCCGCGGACCAGCAGATCTCCTTCCACCGCTCCCCATGGGCTTTCATCCAGACGATGCGACCGTCCACCGGCTCGAGGCAGGCAGTCCAGATCAGCGTTTCCTCCATGCGGCTGATCGCCTGCGGCGAGGGAAGCACGCGCATCGGTTTGGGTTCCTGCCCGACCTTGTCGCCAAAGCTGTGCAGGACCGCGGGCCAGGTACTGAAGTAACCCTGTCTGCGGGGCTCGGGCAGACGCTTCAGGACGAAGGCCGCTTCGGCTAGCCGTTCCTCGACCAGCGCGGGGGTCCAGACGGTCATCGCTGCACCTCCCGCCCGCTGGTGGCCGGGCCATAAAGCTTCTCGCCAAGCTGGCGCACCAATTCCCGCTCGGGCCAGGTCAGGCGGTGGTCGTCGAGGGCGACGGCCAACACGCGCTGTTCGCGCCAGCCATCACGCTTGACCTCATCGGGGTTCCGACGACGGCCGCCATAGCCTTTCGGCGCAAAACGCATCCCGGTCATTGCAGGCCTCCCTTGGTCTCGAGTGCCCAGAACAGGATCGCGATGGCATCAGCCTCGTTGTCATCGGCCGGGCTGAACCCCCTTGCCCGGGCGGCGGCAATCATCGCAGCCTTGTCGGCGTTGCCCTTGCCGGTGGCGTGGCGCTTGATCGTGCCGACCGGGACACCCTCGTAGGGCACGCCGCGCAGTTCCGCCCATGCGGTCAGCGTGGCCATCAGCCCGCCATAGACATGGGCGGCATCGGTGGCCGCGTGGCGACGGACCTCTTCGAACCAGATGGATGCGATGGGCCCAGACAGACGGTCCAGCTCTGCGAGCCAGTTGGTGAAGCGCAGATAGCGCATGCCACCGCCATCGAAGCGGCCGGGACGGAAGGACACGGTGCCGCTGGTGATCAGCCCATCAGGGCCGTGCAGCGCCCATCCTGTCGTGGTGCCGAGATCAAGGGCCAACAGGGTGCGGCCAGACCGGACGGCGGTCGGCAGATCGGGGATGGCCACATGGGGTTGAGTGGCGAAGGACAGGTCAGCCATGGATGGTCTCCTCTTCTGGTTGGCTGCTCGTTGGAAGGTGACATCGGGTGAATGCTGCGGCAGATGCGGACTGCTGTTGTCGGATCGGGTGATCGGACCCGCGACAGGCCACGCGCGCGAAACCCCTGGGGGTGGGCGAGGGAGAACCCGCCTGCGGCGTTCTCCCCCACCCCCGTAGGGGGTGGTTTCACCCCCTAAACTTGGAACACCGATCAAGACACTGGCAGGAAACGGGAATTCCAGTTTCGGGAGGTGGGTTTGGGTCGATCCTGCCGAAACTGGCTGCAGCGTAGCCGTTGCGCCATCCGCGCAATCCTGCAGGGGCAGTTTCGGAAGCGGGCCGAAACTGGTCACAACTGGACCCTGCGTGGTCCTGCGTGAGAATGGCGAGGCAGTCTCGGCAGCGGGGCCAATCTGGTTCAAACTGGTCCCTGCGCATTGCCGCGCAAAGCAGTTATCGGGGGCAATCATTGCCGTTCCCCCTCCGGATAGACCCAGACATGCGGGTTCTCGACCTCGAGAAGCGCGCCGGTCTGGGGCGATTTGTAATGGGTCGGCAGCACCGCAACGCGGACGGGCATGACTTCGCCGGTCTCCGGATCGACCTCCTCGCCGCCAGTGGGCATGACCATTCCCTCGACGCAGAGGTAGCCGAAGCGCGAGCGTGAGGGCCCAAGGCCATAGGGCGCCGCGTTGCGGACGAACTTGACGGCGCCCTTGGTGGCCTGCACGGCGATCCGGTCCCGGATGGCATCCTTGCCGCCCCGACCGCCCTTGTTTTCGAAGACCTCGGCGAACTGGTTGACGGTATAGAGACGCCCCTCGGCCGCCTCCTCGAGCAGGATGGAGAGGATCACCTCCTGCTTGCGAACGCGCTCGGCGTCGTATTTCGCGCCAACCTCGGCGCGCACCAAGCGCTCGTTCATCGGGTTGATCTCGACCCACTGGCCGCCAACCTTGTCGATCAGCTTCGAGGGCAGCGCGGGCCCATTCCTGAGCTCGATCTCGAGCTTGCGTTCCGGTGCATCCTCATCCGGCCGGTGCAGGATCAGGCCGGAGGTGTAGAAACCCCTGAGCGCGCTGGCCCCCGACAGGGCGAGGAACGGATCGTCCTTCAGCTGCTGCTTCGACAGCTTTCGCGTGTGATGGACCAGGATCACCCCGCAGGCGGGGTTAATGTAATCCCGCAGCACCTCGACCCGGTCCTTGAGGAAGAACATCATGGCGGTGTTGTCGTTTTCGCCGCCGCTGCCCCCATGTGAATTGGCCGGCCCGCCGTCGAAAAGGTTGCGGATCGGGTCGATGCAGATGATGTCCGGGCCCGCATCCGGAAAGGCCGCCTGGATGGCGCGCGCCACCCGAATGCTGCCCTCGGCATCGAGCAGCAGCTTCAGCTTGGGCGTTGCCACGAAGGTGTCGCGTGCGGCGGCCAGAACCCTTGCGGGCAGCGCAATCTGGCCCAACCGCTCGCGCAGGTAGTGATACTGGATCTCGGCCTGAAGGTAGAACACGCGCAGCGGGCGTGGCGGGGTGAAGCCGAGAAACGGCACCCCGGCAGCCATGTGGACAAGCCAGCTGATCGTCAGATCGCTCTTGCCGACCTTCGGCGCACCGCCCAGCACCAGCAAGCCGCCCGGCGTCAGCACACGGGGCGCGATGATGTCCTCGGGCATCGGGCTGGTATCGTCCAGCAGAGCGCCGAGCGTGAAGGTGGGCATTTCACTGGGTGCGGGGGCTGCGCTCTCGAGGCGGACGAGCGGCGGCCCGTTCTTCTGGACATGCAGATCCCAGAGCCGCTCGGACTCGCGCTGAAGACGCTCGATCGGCCAGGAGGGCCGCAGCATCGCAGCGTTGTAGCCACAGATCGCCTGCCAGCCCTCTTCCTTCGACATCCGGCCTTCGTGGACCATGCGGATGAAATGGCCGATCGTGGCCGATGCCCCCTCAAAACGAGACCAGTAGTCCTGCCCGCCCTCTCGCACCGGGGTCACCAAGACGTCGTCGAGGCGGGGCTTGTCCGGGGTGACACTCCCGCTGGTCACCATCCCGGCCCCCGGCAAGGGCGGCATTTCGGCCACGCGCTCTTCGAACTCGTCGAGATCGACCTCGACGGAGTGGTGCTCGCGGATTTGCACCAGGCGCTGGTTGCCATGCTTGTGATAGACAGTGCCTGCCACCCTGATCGGCTGGTGCGCAGACCGAAAATGCGTGTCGCCGCCGACCTTCAGGGCAATCTCGCCTCGCAGGCGGCAAAGACTGGCCAGCGCCGCCCCCTCGGCGGGTTCGGTCATCTTCCACCAGACATGCAGCTTGCTGGCACCTTCGGACGTCCGCCCGCCGCTCTCGATGATCAGGGTGGGTTGACCCAGATGGCGCAGCAGATGGGCGAGCTTGGCGGGGATGTCGCCCGCGTCGAGATCGACGACCAGCGCCTGCATCTGCAGGACTTCGGCGGCTTTGGCCTGGCCAGCCCCGGCGACCGTGCCGGGGATCACGTAGACGGCGGCCCCTTCGCGCCAGGCCCAGTTGGCAAATGTCGCAAGCTTGCCTGATGCTGTGGCGTCGGCGTCGATCCAGACGTTGTGCGGCCGGCCCTCCTTGCCCTGCCCCATGTCGACAAAGCCTCGGACCGGGATCTGGCCTTCGCACCAGCCGAACACGACATCGAGGAACGTCGCGATCTGGACCGGGTCGGGCTCCACGCCAAACGGATCTTCGGCCGCCGGGGCGTCGTTGAAATCCTGCCAGGGGCTGAAGTGGATGATCTTGTCGTCACTCATCCGGGCAGCCCCCAGCAACGCGCGGCCCATGGGCAGAAGCGGCATTCGAAGAAGTCGCGATTGGTGGCGATGCGGGGAAGCAGCTCGCCCGCATCGGTCGCCTGCAGGATACGGACGCCCCGGTCCGACATGCGCTGCGCGAGCCCTGCGTCGAAGGGCACAAGCTCGTGGTGCAGTTCGGCCGTGTCCTTGTTGATCGCGGTGAACAGCGCCGGATTGGCCGAGATGCCGGGGACGGTCCCTTCCATGTAGGCCTGGTAGAGTGCCATCTGCGCGGCATAGACTGGCTTCGCGACGGCGACCCCGTCCTTGACGCAGGCCCGCCAGTTCTTGGCGTTCATGGTCTTGCATTCCCAGAGCGCTGGAACGCCGATGCCTAGCGGCGCAGGTGCCGCGGCGATGATCCCGTCGACATGCCCCCGGATGCGCCCGCCCGCGACGGAAAAGCCGAACTGCTCGCCATCGGGGCGATTGCCCTTGCGGGTGTAGAGGTCGAGCCCGGCCGCGCGCAGCCAGCGGATGGCCAGATCCTCGAGCTGGTGGCCGATCTCGAAGATCCGCAGCGTCTGACCGCCGAAATCCGCGCCCTCATCCTTGGGCGCGCCCGCGAATTCGAACTGCAGGGCGCGCTCGCAGGCATGGCCCAGCCGGGATGCACCGAGATAAGTTCGGGGTGGCGTGGCCTCGCGGTCGGCGATCAGCGCGGCATCGATGGCAGCGTTGACGCGCTCAGCAATGCCGGGGCGGTGATTGTAGTCCAGCATCAGAACGGCACCTCCGCCGTGGCGGCGATGCGCGACATCTCGGCGCTGTAGCCCTCCAGCACTTCCTCGATCAGAGCGGTGACCTCGGCCGCCGTGAGGTCGCGAAGTCGCTTGTCCCAGCCGATCCGGTCCATTGTCTGGCCCAGTCGCTTCATCACAAGCGCGATGGCCTCGCGCTCTTCGTCGGTCATTCCCTGCATGGTCAGTCCCTTTCGATGGCGGGCCGCGAACCATGCCTGGCAGGGCATCGAGCAGAACCAGCGATGCTTGCGGGGGCGTGGTTTGGCGGGATTGAAGAAGCCGAAGCCTTGCGCGGGGCGCAGGCAGACGGCGCAGGGCACGAAGCGCGGGTGCCAGAGGCGTGCACGGTCAGAAACCTGGTCGGGTGCAGATGCGACTTCCGCGACATGGTTCACGCCGCCCTCCCGATGTCCGGGCTGGCACGGCCGACGAGCTGGCGGATTTCGCGCTTGTTGAAGCCGAAGGTCATCAGTGCCGAGGCTCGATAGCGGGTCAGGCCATAGTCCTGCCGGAACTCGGGCGGCAGGTATTGCAGCTGCTTTTCGGTCGCGGCCTGCTTCAGCCAGCCCTTCGATTTGAAGGCGCTCTCGTCGGTCTCGTATTCGTTCAGCCAGTCATCGGCCTGCGCGAGGCAGACCGTCCGCTCCCCCACGCCCAGAAGCCGGGGGGCCCGGCCCTTCGCGCCACCAACGGCGTGCCAGCGGCCCCCGAGGAAGAAAATCCCGCCCCAGGCATTGAAGCCGTTGGCCATCAACGCGGCGTCATCGCCGAAGAGATCGACCCATGCGAAGCTTGACCGCTTCAGAAGGTCGATCTCGGACATGATGAAGCCCGAGAGCGGGATGGCATCCTGGCCTTCGCCTTGCTCCTCCGGGTCGCGTGCGAACACCTCGCCGCAGAGCGGGCATTCCATGGCGGCAAGCGGGATTTCCGCCTCGCAGGCCGGGCAGGTCTTGGTGGGGACCTCACCGGTCTCGGTCTTGCCGTCCAGATCGACATCCTGTTCCAGCGTGCCGTGGATCAGGCTCGATGTCCCGAAATCCAGCACGATGCAGTCAGTCTTCACGACGCCGGGGTGTTCCTCGGAATCCACTGTGCGCAGGCCCCGCCCGACCATCTGGATCATGGTCGACTTGTAGGAACTCGGCCGCAGCAGCACGACGCAGGAGGTGGGCGGATGGTCCCAGCCCTCGGTCAGCACGGCCACATTGACGATGACGCGGATTTCGCCCGAGGCATAGGCGGCGAGGATTCGGCGGCGCATACCGGCATCGAGATCGCCATGGATGACGGCCGCCGAAACACCTGCGCCGTTGAAGGCGGCAGCGACGTTTTCGGCATGGGCGACTGTGGAACAGAAGACCACGGTCGGCCGCTCGCTTGCCTTTTCCTGCCAGTGCCGGACCACCTCGTCCGTCACCGGCGCGCGGTTCATGATCTGTGCGACCTCGGTCATGTCGTAGTCGGCGGCGCTCTTGCGGACGGCGCGCAGCTGGTCTTGCACGCCGACGTCGATGACGTAGGTGCGGGGCGGGACGAGGTGGCCCGAGGCGATCAGCTCGCCCAGCCGCACCTGGTCACCGACATTGTCGAAGATCTCGCGCAGCCCCTTGCGGTCGCCCCGGTTCGGCGTGGCGGTGACGCCGAAGATCCGGCAGGCAGGATTGGCGCCCCGGACATGGTCGATGATCCGGCGATAGCTGTCGGCCACGGCGTGATGCGCCTCGTCGATGACCAGAAGGTCGAGCGCGGGCATCGCCGCCAGATTGGCCGGCCGCGAGAGGGTCGGCACCATGGCGAAGGTCGCCCGCCCGGCCCAGCTCTTGGCCTCGGCATCGACGACGGAGATGGTGATGTCAGGCGCAACCCGGCCGAACTTCGCCCGGTTCTGCGCGGTCAACTCATCGCGATGGGCCAGGATGCAGGCCTTGGCATCACCGCCCTCGAGGGACTTCGCGACAACCGCCGACAGGGCGATTGTCTTGCCGAAGCCCGTCGAGGCGATGCTGAGGGTGTTGCCGTGATCGCAGAGCGCAGCGAGGCTGCGCTCCACGAACAGGCTCTGACGGGGGCGAAGGCGCATGGATCAGGCCCTCACTGCGCCCAGGAGGGACGACCCGGTACGGGCGACGCGGGCTGCTGCTGAACCGGCTGCTGCGGCGCGGTTTGCGCGGGCGAGTGGTAGCCGGGCTGTGCGGACAAGCCCATATGTTGGGCGTAATCCCGATGGTCCGGCGTCACGGCGCTGCGGATCTCGTTCTTCTCGTCGCCGCTGGCATCGGTGCCGACATCAATCCGGGCCAGAAACTCGATCCCGTCCAGATCTCCAAGCCCGTTGATCCGTCGAGCCGCTTGCGCTTGCGGGGACTGGTCCTTGTCGGAAATCCCCCGCGCCGAGTTCAGCATGCCGCGGATCATGCTGCGGCCCATGTTGGCCCAGTCCGGTCCCTTCGGGCTGTAGAGACCGATCAGGGTGAAGATCTTGCGCCGGGCATACTGGCCCTCGGTGACGGTGAACTCGCCGTTGAGGTAAACCGCACCGGTCGAGCCGCGGGTGGCATAGCCCCCGGTCCAGCCCTGCGAAGCGTCGTCGAAACCGCCGGGGCGGATCGTCAGGCGCACCTTGGCCAGCGTGCCCTTGGGGATGAGGTTGGTGTTGGACTGGGCGTCGTTGAAGTCGTTCCAGGAACCCATGGGGTGTCTCCTTTGCGGATCAGGATTGCGGATGGGGGTGATCGGCCCCGCCCTCAGCGGGCGGCGTAAAGGTCAGGCGCCTTGGCGCGGGCGTGCCGGGCGCACGGATCTTGTCCATCAGACGGCCGAGATGCGGCTCCTCCACCGGGCCAAGGCGACCGGAACGATCCTTGGCCGGAAAGCCCCAAGGGTTGATGGTGTGGCAGACAAAGGCGCGGTAGGGACCGCCGCCATCGGCCTTGAGCTCGGCCATGGTGATCACTTCGTCGACGATCCCCGGCAGCTCGAGCCCGGTCTTCGAGCCGTCGATCTGTGGCTGGAAAATGCGCCGGTTGAAGTCGTCGAACTTCTCGTCGAGGATCCCGACGAACCAGACGTTGCGGCCCCGGGTGTGCTGGAGGTGGGTCAGCCAGGCGATCATCTCGCGCCCGTGCAACCCGTAGGCCCCGCGCACATCCGGCTTGCCGGTCTTTTCCGACACCGCCTCGGGCTGGCCCTTGCACCATTGGAAGCAGAGCCGCCCCGCCACGGTGATCGAGTCGACGAAGATCGTGTCGTAGCGGTCGAGCGCGGCCGGATCGCCGAACTTCTGGCAGACGGCAGCATGATGCGCGGGGCTGTAGGGCTGTTCGTCGCGCAGGGCCGGATTGGGCCCGCCGATGAACACCGCGAAATCCCGACACTCCGCCCATGTGCGCGGCCGGATACTGTCACCCGGCCAGCCCTCGATGGCCAGATCGCCAGCCTCGAGGTCGATGAACAGCGTGCGGGCCGGGTCGAGCGTCCAGAGCAGGCTGGTCTTGCCGATGCCGGACTTGCCGAAGATGCAGCCCTTGATGCCGCGCGGCTCGGCCAGCCGCTGGTCGGCGGTGATGATGGGCAGGTTCACGCGCGATCCTCCTGCGGCAGGAGTTCGACCTTCAGCGTGCCGGTCTTGACGGTGCGGGCGGGCTCGAAGCCCTGGCGGATCGCCTCGGGCCAGGCGGCATAGGCGCGCTCAGGCACCTTGAAGCTGATCTCGACATATTCGGCCGGATCTTCGCCTGCGGCGCGGATGCGCTCGACCATGGCGGGGAGCTTGGCCTGGTCCCATTCGACGCGTTTCGGCAGGTCGGCGACCACTGTGAAATCGCCATCGACAATGCGAACGGTGCCGGTGTCCTTGCCGCAGGCGCGGCGTGCCTCGGCAGCGCGGGCGGCGTAGCGGACCTCGAGAGCCGTGGAAAAGCGCGCGGTGACGGCCTTCATCTGTTTGGCGGCCGCGTCGATCTCGCGCTGGAGGGCCGCCAGAAGCTCGACGGGAAGCTGAGCGATTTCGCCAGCGGGCAGGTTGATCAGCTGCTCGATGCTCGGGGTGTTTTGCGGGAACGTCATGGGGGGTCTCCGTGATGGGGGATAGAGTCAGGCGGCTTCGAGGAGGCGCATGGAAAGGGCGGGACCGGCCTGGCGGGGTCTGGCCCTGGCGATGGCGATGTACGCGAACTGGTCGGGGCCGATCCGGGCCTGCACGAGGTGGACAAGCCCCTGCTCGGCGGCACGCAGCGCGGCCGATGCCACGAGGCGCAGGGCGCGCTGCTGTTCGGCGGGCAGCTTCGAGATGATGGAGGTCGCGTCGACCGCGAGAAAGCCGCGATGGTAGACCAGCGTGTCGCCGGGTGCGGCCTGCGCGATCCAGGCCGAAAGCCCGACCTCGTCGAGCGCTGGTCCGGCCGCGCCGAAGATCGACACGACGCCCGTGGCGCGGAGGATGGAATGTCGGGCCATCATGCCGCACCCCGATCCGCAGTGCTGCGCCGCTGGCGGGCCTGCTCATAGGCCAGCACATCCTCGAGCCGGTAGACCACGCGGCCGCCGATCTTCAGGAAGGCCGGGCCCTCGCCGGTCCAACGCCAGCGTTCAAGGGTGCGCGCCGAGATGCTCCAGCGTGTGGCGAGTTCGGTCTGGTTCAGGCAGGTTCTGGTTTGCATCGTCCTCTCCCGGTGTGTCGTTGGGAGGAAGATGCACGTCGCGGCGCGGGGATGTCGCCGGGATCAGAGTGGGATACGGTGGGGGATCAGCCGGACCGTTTCAATCATGGGGTGAAACATAAACCGGTGGGATCGCCATCCCCCTCCATCCCCCGGCGCATCCCACAACGGGGAGCAAATAGGGACGCGCGGAGGGTCCGACTCAGAGGCCAGCGAGGCGATAGGCCCCGCGGCCGTTCGACTCGATAAGCAGCGGCCAGTCCTTCTTGGACTTGAAAACGTCGGCCATCTTGAGGCTGCGCGACCCGGCCTGCGAGAGCACCGCCTTGCCGCTTTGCCACGGATCGCCCCGCATGGCCGCCGCATGCAGGGTCCGCACGACCTGCGCCTGGATCGCACCGAGTCGGAACTCCCGGCCATTGCAGCGGACGCTCTGGTAGTCGGCAGAAGCGTGAAAACCGCCAGCGGACTTCAGGCCGGAGGCACCGCCAAAACCTGTCACTGCCTCGAAACGATCGCGTTCTTCGCGCCTTAACACCAGAGCCGGCTTGCGGATTTTCAGGCACTCGCGGGAACCGTAGAAGCAGGCATAGTCCGCCTTCGCTGTCCGGAACCGTGTGATGCTGACCTCGCCAAGGCGGAAGAGCTGGAAGACGTCCTGAACGTGCAGGTCCAGCAGCCCATTGAACAAGGACCGCTCGGTGGGGATCGAGAAGCAGCGGCCATCGTCGGTTTCTTCGAAGTCGCCAAACTCGATGGGCAGGTTCAGGATGCGGACGGACAGACGCAGTTGGTCATTCTCGGCCAGATAGACCAGGTCGACCTCGGGCATCGACCAGCGGGCGAGGACTTCCGGCAGGGTGAAATACGCCTTCTCGATCTCCATCCGGGCCCCCGATTCCCATGCAATCTGTTTGGCTTTTGTTCTAGCCGCTTGACGATCCCAATTCAATCCTGTCATATCCAACTCTATCCACAGCCCCTTGGGGAAAAGATGACCGAACATCACACCCTGGCCGACCGTCTGCGGGCCCGCTCCGACCAGCTCGGCCTGGCACCGGCCCATGTTGCGGAGATGGCCGGGGTCAACCGCTCCTTCGTCTATGACATCCTGCGCGGCCGCTCCTCGCGCCCCAGCATCGACCGGCTGGCCGATGTCGCCCGCGTGTTGAAGGTAGACCGCGAGTGGCTGATCCATGGCATCGGCGAGATCGAGGGCCCCTCCCCCTTCACCGAAAGCCCGGAAGATACCTTCGTGGCGATTGCGCATGCGACGCCCCGCCCCGCTATGGGCGGCGGTGCCGTGGTGACCGAGGACGGCGACACGCCCGGTCGCGCCTACCACTTCCGCCAGTCGTGGATCCGCCACAAGCTGAAGGCCAGTCCGTCGCAACTCCGGATCATGCATGTCGAAGGCGACAGTATGGTCCCCACGCTGCAGGACGGCGATGCCGTGCTGGTCGACATGACGCGCCAGTTCCCCAGCCCCCCGGCATCTTCGTCCTCGACGACGGGATGGGCCTGGTAGCAAAGCGCCTGGAGCACATCCCCAACAGCGACCCTCCGGCCGTGCGGGTGATCTCGGACAACACGCTCTACCCCGCCTACGAGCGCACGGCCGATGAGATCCGCATCATCGGCCGCATCCGCTGGTTCGCGCGGGAGATATGAGGATGGGTGGTGCCGTTCCCGCCCGGAGCCAGAAACGAAAAAGCGCCCGCGAGATCTCTCTCCGGGCGCACCTCTGCGATGATTGAATTCTGCGTCAAGGGGGGCAGAGTTGTCAACGCGTCTTTCTTCTTCTTAACAATGCTATATGCGAAAGCTTGGCGTGAGCTGGACGTCACGACCACACTGAGTTCCGTGAGGTCTCGGCCAACGATCGGAATTCAAGAGATGCCGGACCTTACTATCTTTGGTGTCGAAATGGGCGGAGACTGTGTAAAAACTCAAAATCCTCGGGTCTGGCGAGAACTATTTCCGCCAAGTGGCGCTTTAGGCAAAGTTGAGCAGAACTTTCTCACGTTGATCCGACATCAGGAGAACAGTGTTCCGAGTCTCTGGCCACCTGACCGAGTTTTTACACAGTCTCGGCTGAAAGCGGTCGTTCGCTGTTGGATCGACGGGCGGCTCCTTAGGGGTCGCATCCGGACTACCATCTGTTCACGCTGGATTGTGGAAAGCGATCCTTCTTTGGCAGGCGCGACACTGTCCACTCTCGTTGAGTCGGCGTACCACTCAACACGCCGGCCAGCGCGACACAGGTTACACCATATATCTGCCCTTGCTTGCGCAGCGGCTCCTTATCCCTGATATTCAGCCGATCAGGGGTAGAAGCTTACATGTCCTTCGCGGATCAACCTGTTGAGCAGTTGCAGTATGATTTTGGCGGCACCTTTGCCGCAACATTCCCGAGCTCGATGGACTCCCGATGAACCGCGACGACCATCTCAAGAATATTGCCAAGTTTGCGGGGCGGATGGTCCATGAGATCAGGGCGCTTAACGCCATCGGGCGCTTCGACATCAATTCGGTTACTGAAGACTTCCTGATCCCGATTTTGAAACTGGTGTTCTATTGCCCGGATCTGCAAAACATGAACCGAGTCCAAGCCAACTTTCCGGCTGTAGACCTCGGCTGTACGACGACTAGGGTTTCGTTTCAGGTGACCACTGACGGGTCAAGCGAAAAGATATTGAAAACGGTCGAGAAGTTTCACGAGCACAGCTTGAGTAAGACTTTCGACCGCCTTTTTGTGCTTGTGCTGACCGGGAAGCAGGCATCGTACGCGGCAAAGTCGCTGGAACGAGCAATCGCTGCACTCACGATTCAATTCAGTCCTGCAGAGCATGTGATCGATTTGGACGATATCCTAGCGCGGATGCGGCATCTTGAAACCGCCAAGCTCGAAGCTATCGATTCTTATCTCGCGTCGGGCTGGTCGAAGCGCGACAGCCAAGTGAAGTTCCGCGAGCAGCTCGACAAATTTCTCTCCTTCTCAACAGAGAAGATCGAGGTTGAAAAGACGTCGCGCAAATATATTCCCACGATCTTCGTGGAAACGCACTCCACGAAAGAGCAGATGAGGCTGTTCGCCAACCCATTGTTCTTCTATCGCAAGATACAGGATAAACTTCGACATTTCGGCTATGATCACCTCAAACCCAGCTTTAGAATTGCCGGCGAGCCAGAGCTGGTTTCGGAGCTCGATGTCGGCTTGCTTAGCGCTGCGCCGGCAACCTTCGCTGAATTGGGCGTGTGGCTTGACCAGGTTGACCAAGCGATCGGCGTCGAGTTGGCAAAGGTTCGCCCACTGTCGTGGCGGCGCGAGACCGGCGAGGCTCGCTACAAACCTGTAAACCCAGAGTCGGCGGGATGGAAGATCGCTCAGTTCCGGCTCGAGAGTGCCGCCAGCGGGCTAACATCGCGATTGATTGACGCGCGCGCGCTGATCAGCCTCATCCGCAACAAGATTTTCCTCGTCACCAGTATGGCCGGACAGGGAAAGACCAATTTCGTATGCGATTTGGTCGAGAACCAGTTTCGGCTGTTCGAAATTCCGTGCCTGTTCATCCCAGCGCGCCATCTGAATGGTTTCGCACCGGGCACCCGGCTGTTTGACTACATCAAACACAACCGATACGCGCCCGACGGCACCAAACTGCACGATTATCTGACGCTGTTCGACCAGGTGGCGCACGATGTCGAAAAGCCGTTCGTAATTGTCATCGACGGCATCAACGAAGTTAATGACCTCATATCGTTCAACGAAGAGCTCAAGGCGTTTTGCAGCGCGGTTGCGCAATATGAATGGATCAAGCTCGTAATCACATGCCGAAGTGAATTCTTCGATGAGCGCTTTGCAACGATTCTGGACGAGCCATTTGCAGTGCACATCCACCGCGTGAACGACTTGCGTTCAGAAATGACCAACCATAGCAAGTCACGACTTTTGAACGCTTACTTCGTGCATTTTCGCATCAGCGGGTCGTTGCGGGGGAGAGCGAAGGGGTTCCTTGCCAACGACTTATTGCTGCTGCGGATCTTCTGTGAACGCCATGAGGGCAGCGATGTCGGGTACGTGACCGACATCTACAAGGGCGATCTGTTCGTCGACTATCTCCGGAAGAAGATCGACTCCTTCCCTTTAGAGCACAGGACGAGTGCGCTGCCTACCTTGTTCAAGATTGCGGCGTCGATGCTTGCAGCGGACGATTTTTCCAAGCTCTCATTGCGCAATTTTACTGCCCAAGAGCAAGAGATCGTCCGGCGCTTCGTCGAGGACGACGTAATCCTACGGCGGGAGGTCGATAGCGAGGGCCTCGCGGGAGTAGGCAATCTCGCCATCTCGTTCACCTATGACGAACTGAGGGACTTTATCATCGCCTATCAGTTGGTCGATCTTGCCGATGCCCGCCAGGCTCAGGCATTGACCGAAGCGTTGGCCCGCTTGCCCGGCCGCCCGGTTTATGAAGGCGTCTTCCGCTATTCCTATCTGCTCGCGCGCAGAGCGAACAAAACCGCCGCGATCGCGGCTTGCGAGGCGGCACCGAACTTTGCCGAGCATTTCAGTCTGAACGTCCACCTATTGCCCCCCGCAGTGCAAACAAGCGAAGACGTTGCGCGCGTTAAAGCCATTCTAGCGGACGCTGATTCCGCTCGGCGGCGGCGGCGCGTCGCTCTGTTTCTGCTTCATCGGCACAACACAGCCGAGTCGCTAAGCATCGCTTTGCTTATCGCCCACTTGAACGATCTCGAAGACAAGGGGCACGTCGCCTTCATTCAGGATATCTTCGGCGACCTTCGCGACTACGACCCGCTTGCGTGGCGGCTACGTGTCGATAAGCTCGTGACCGATGTTGGGGGGGACGAAGGCAGCCGCGGCCTGACGCAACACTCACCGGAGTGGCTCGCGTTCTTCTTGCACGCCGCCACGCACGCCGGCTGGATGGAACGCGAACGCGCTTCCACCCTATTCCGTGAAGCAGGGGGCGCAGTCAATTCCGCCAAAGCATTGATGCTGGTTGGGCCGGCCAGAGCCACGGCAGTGCAACTGCTTTTAGCAGACATCGCAGCATCCGAGGTAGCGATGGCATGAATGATAAATTTCTAGTCCTGCCTGTGCGCCGGATTCCGCCGCTCGGCGAATTTCTCGATGCCTTGAAGATCAAGCCGACCGGGCTCGCCGCGCAGCTGTTCACAGGTGTCTACAACCAGCTTTTCGTTTGGTCAGACGACTTGCGTGCGCAGTATGACCAATATTATTGCGTGGAGTATCCGACGCTCGCGGCCTATCTTGAACTAATGCACGAAGTCGATTTCGACCCGGCCGAACTCGAAAAGACGCACATCCTTGCAGTTGAATCAGTCGGAGGCGTGCTCGAGGAAGCATATGACGACAATGTCTGGGACACAGTTGTGGCCTGCATTCGCAACCTGGAGGACGGCCGTGAAGATTAAGATGGATTTCGTCTCGAACAGTTCGTCGACTTCGTTTGTCTATATCGCGCGGGACATGCTGTCGCGCGACGAATTCTTCTCGGCGGCCGGGGTCGGTCCCGACAGCCCTGTGGCACCGCTCTTCGACGCAATGTTCGCTGAGCTCAAGACCCAGATCGACCGCGGAACAGTCCTGACGCGAGTCGAGGATGTCGACACAACGGAGAACCGGCAACATTTTACGCCGGCGGTGCTCGATCGTATGAAGCAGGGCATCGTAAACGGCGATAAGGTCACGATCGGCCGCTTTAGCAGCGAGAACAATCTGGCCGAGATGACGCTTTGCACAGAGATTTTCGAGATCGAGTCCGAGAGGTTCTTTATCAATGCCTATGACAACTATTGGTGAAGCGCGCTTGCGCGTCAATCGTTACAAAGATCTCGGCTATTCGACCTTTTTTAACGCGCGAACTGGCTTCTTCGCCCGCGTCCCCGATCCCGGTGAGCGCGAGCCATTCTGGTCGCCGCACGGCCCCGAGCTTATGGACATTTCAATTACCAACTGGTGCGACAAGGGTTGCGTGTTCTGCTACAAGAGCTCTACCCGGCATGGGTCGCACATGGCGCTCGCTGATTACAAACGCGTGATCGACCAGGCGGCCGAGATGGGGACCTTCCAAGTCGCGCTGGGCGGCGGCAACCCCAACCAACACCCCGATTTCGTCGAAATACTTGACTACACTTGGGCGAAAGGTATCGTCCCAAACTACACGACCAACGGACGCGGGCTGACCGACGAGGTATTAGCTGCGACCCATCGCAATTGCGGCGCAGTGGCGGTCTCTGCTTACGCTCCGTATCACGAGACAGCTGAGACCATCGGCCTGCTGACTGATCACGATATCAAGACCAATGTGCATTTCATCATCGACAGCGACAGCGTTGACACGGCGATCGACTGGCTCCGCAACCCGCCTGAATTCCTTATCAAGATCAACGCGCTCATCTTCCTCAACTACAAGCCTTCGGGGCGGAAGGTCTTCGAGGAAAAGATGCTCCGCCATAGCGATCGCCTTGATGAGTTCTTCGGCCTAGCCACCGCAAGAGATGCTAAACTCAAGGTCGGGTTCGATGCATGCTGTGTAAGCGGCGTGTTCGCCAGAACGGATGCCAACAACGCGCTGGTTGATGCCTGCGATGCTGGACGGTTCTCTCTGTACGTCTCCGAAGACATGAAGGTCTATCCCTGCTCGTTTCAGAGCGGCTTGGTCGAAGGCGACATGCTCAATGAAGACACTTCGCTCCTGGACATCTGGCACGGCTCGGAAAACGTCCGCTCATTCCGACGCTACTTTTCCTCCAACCGCTGCGGCGGCTGCTCGCATAGGCCAACCTGCATGAACGGTTGTCCGATATTCGATCAACTCGTTGTCTGCGGAAACCGCTAGGCGACTAGCTGGCGCTCCTAGCTCAATGCAATGTCGATTTTCCATTCAGTCCAGTGCCAGGCCAAATAAATGGCAGCCTTTAGGGCAGCAAGCAGACAGACATGTGATTGACTGAGAGGACGGGGCGTTGGCGTACGTTTGAAGCCTGTCGACGGTGAATATGGGCCGAAACCTGCAAACACAGCTCTTCTTGATCCGAGCTGCGCGCAGGCGCGGGGTCGCCACTACAGTTTTCTCAGTTTTTCTAGGGACTTCCTTCTTTCTTGCTTCCACAGTGCTTCCACGGTGGGCGCAAACGCAAACACCGCCCCGGAGGGCGGCGCGTAAGAATTTGGAAACGCAAGAAAATTTGGTTGCGGGGGCACGCAACCAACGATACTTGCGATTGGTCGAGACGGAAATTCCCAAGCTCGCCGCTTAGTCTAACCCACTCTGCTCTATGAGGAAACAGGAGTTTCAAGTCCTTGAAGCTGCGCGGCTCCCCCTGGCCAGACAACGATCCACCCTCAGACAGCTTCCAATGGCACCGCCGAGCGTGCTTTCTATGTTCCGATGGATATGCCTGCAGCTATCAGGTTTTCGACCTCAGCGGCTATAGGCGTGATCAGGTCAACATCGACATCCGGCGCCTCGATCCCAACGATAAGCGCATATCGGGTCTTGCTCTCGGCTCGTCCAAGGGCTTTACGCTCGCGCCACCAGCCTGAAATCGGATACACATAGAGGAGGTCTCGCGCAGCAAGTTCGACTGCGCTGCCCTCCCAGATGTCCATATGAATTGAGCCGGCAGACACCGACTTCGGCCCAAAGAACCAGCCGTCATTGTCTTCATTCACTGGCCTTGGATCACCCTCAGCACGGTCATCCTTGTTGACCCGGCGCAGGAAATTCCTTTCCGTCTCCCTCGCTCGCTTCAAGTCGAAGCGAAGACCGAAAGACTGGTATCGTGCGGGATCGATCGCGCTTGCAAAGCTGGGATTCGGCTCAACGAAATACGATAACGTCACCTTCAGCCTGACACGTTCGTCACCCAGACCTTCAAGGACTTCCTGCGGCCAAGGCAGACGATAGACATGGGCATCGCCAAACCGCACGTTGCCCTCGTCCATCCGGAAGGGCTGGATGTGCCGCTGGGCGACCAGGGCAAGGTCATCGCGTGCCGACGCTATCGCGCGACGCAGATCTGGCGCTCCATACCCGTATTTCCTCGCAAGGGCCTTTCTCTCGGTCTTGCCTGCAGCACCTGAAAATTCCGCGAGCATGTGCGGCGTCCACCGCGCGCTATGTACCATCAGCGCCCTAACCGTTTCTGGCCAAAAGTCAGGACGCTCAGCCATTACTCGCGCGGCCATCCTTCCCGCCTGGGCGGTCGCCGCGCTGGTAGCCCAGAAAGGTGCAACTGGCTCACGGCCTGCGGCTTTGGACGTCGTCAGCAGGGAAAGAGACGGCAGGCCGGACAGGGCCTCGGCCCCGGACCTGCTGAGCGCGCGGTTTCCAGCTTCGAACACGACCTCTGGCTTTATAGGGGATTGGCTCGACCGCCAGAGCGTAGTTGTTCGACTGTAAGGACTGCGGTCCCCCGGAGACGACCAGCCAGACCAGTCCTGATAACCGCGTTCAGCAATGCCGGATTTCAGCGTGGTGCCACCGACGGTAAGCACGTTCCAGGCCTGCGCCGGATCCTCGCCCGGGAAGGCATCGGCATCGGATATTTCATCCGCTCTGGAACTATCGCCGATATTTCCGAGCGCCTGCACAAACAGTCGGCGGATGTGGTCAGGCCCCTCATCAACGGCATCGGCTCCGGAGGAAATCTGATCAAGAGCCGCACTCCAACCCGTCGGTTCCGCTCCGGAACGATTCTCGTTTGTGATTGCGGCACAGAAGACCCTTGGGCGCTCGGGCGACGAGATTTCCGGCAATGA